CTGGGAAGGACCCACGCTTTTTTGCGCTGCCATCACCACCACAACGCCAACAACCCGACGCCCAACAGCGCCAGCAACACCAAGTCCATTACTCCTCTGCCCCATTGACTTCCAGCCACTTCGCCAGATAGTGCGTCGCCTTCCTGATGTCAGTGGTCGCATCGCCTTTCTTTCCTGCGCGTGCAATGTATTTCGTGGCATTGCCAAGCAAGAATCCGTTGAACGCTTCCCGTGTCATGTAAGACTGCATGAATGCCCACGGTTGAATGTCCAGGCGTTGATAGTGATTGCCTGCCACTTGGTATTCGTTGCTTGATTCACTCATAGCCCACCAAACCCCGCCCGATCTAGCATTCCCTTTAATTCATTCTCAGGCCCGTACCAGCCGGGAGGCTTACCGATCTGCCCATCAGCACGGCGATAGACTTCACCATCCACCACTTTCCTCATATTCGCCCCATGAACCGCATTCCAAGCCTCGTTGGGATTGATGCCCATGCTGCGAAGCAGGCCGATGCACACGACGATCGTATCCACCGCACCATCCAATACCTTCAGCATGTCGCCCTCATTCCACGCCTCATCGATCTCGCTGGCCTCCTCGATGATATGGTGCTTGTAGCGCTCCATCTGATCCTGATTGATGCGGTTGACGGTTTGCCCGCCCGCCAACATGAAATGCGCTTGATCCTCTGCCCAGTTACTCATAAGCCCTCGTATGATTTGCCGTCTGTAAATCGTCCATCGGTTCCGCTCGACCGCGCCCGAATCTCTGCCTTATCCGCCTCGCTGTGCTTGGGCAAGCCGCAATACCAACGCCAATTGCAGCCCTCGTACCACACCCCGATGACCGCCCCGCCGAAGTCATCCTTAAACAGCATCTTCTTGGCCTTCGGTGGATTGGCCGGGTCGATACGCTTCCAGGTTGGTGCGTATTCAGTGAATGGCTGATGTTCATCCTGCATCTTTCTCTCCCATAATCTTGTGCAACGCTTTCGCAAGAATCAGCACCAGCAACCAAAAGGCGACAAGCCCGATGCCGATTAGGTAGTTCACGCCGCCTCCCACATCACCACCAGTTCACCCCGTTCGGTTGGCTGTCCTAGTCGTGCCGTTATTTCTGTGACTTGGTAATCGTCCAGATAGGCAATCCCGTTAAGAGAATCCAGCGTGGCCTTAATCGGGTTATCCAAATCCAGCCGCCGCATCGGCTTGGCGGTTTCCTTCTTCCGCGCCTTCGGGTGATAGGTGATGTCGATGGTTACCTCACACTGAAGCGGCGACAGCACACCCGCCAATCGTGCCAGCGTGGCGACTTCCTGCTTGAACGATTTGGCTTCTTTCGATAGCACGGTCATGCCGCGAAAGTTGCGCCAGTAGACGTTCACTGATGGCGGGACTGGGAGGGTGAGGCGGTGCATTTATGCCGCCTCTCGCATTTGTTTATGCCTTGCTGCATGGCATGGCACACAAACCCAAATCACATCCAGTGGTTTGCTGTAATCATCGTGATGACCGTGAGGAGTGCATTCGATGCCGCATAAATCGCATATTCCAGGCCGAGGCAACCCCCACTCATGAACCGCCCGTGCCAAGACGTTACGCGCGTAAACCTGCTCAGGGTGTTTGCTGCGATTAAGTTTCTTTGCCCTTGCAATAGATACCTTGCCGTTCTCAGTTTGAGAATATTTATGTCTGGCCAATACACGGTCAGGATTGCTGGCTCGGTTCCGGTCGTATTCCCTGTATTTCTCTAAATTATTTTTACGGTTCTCTCGCACAGCAGCGCATCTGCATGTTTTGCATGTGTTATCCCTTGGATAAAACTCATCCTCTTGTTTTGATTCAGAGCATTTATTACAGGCCTTCATGACGTTAAAACGGGATATCTAGGTCATCAAAAGCCGCCCCAGCCGGTGCGGGTGCACTAGCACTCGCTACCGGCGCCGATGTAGCCGGTGTGAAGCTACCCTGCCCGTCCCTTTCCTTCGGCTTGAAGAAATTGATACGAACGCCCCGGTCGCCCGGACAGCCAGCCGGGTTGAACCACTTCTCAAGAATCAGGCACTGCCCACCGTCCTCGAATTGCAGGACGGCCCCGACATTCACCCAGTTTTTTTTCGTGGTGCCATCGCGGGCCTGGTATTCGCTAGTGGCGACTGCCGCGTCATAAATCTTCTGTGCTGCCATGTGTGTTATTTCCAGTGGTTTGAATCGAGAATGAGTCCGGTGTCGTCCTTTACGCAAATGCGCTTGATATCGCCGGGTTGGTTGAAGACGGACGCAAAGCCCGCCAAAAAGTCGGCCATGTCGGGATGGTGGTTGCGCAAGTAAGCTTTCTCTTCGCGTTGCTTTTGGCGCTTGGGTTCTTGTTGCTCATGAACCGCTTGAGCCAGTTTTTGCAGGCCATCGGTCAGTTCACCCATTCGTTCGCCTGGACATTCGTCCACAGCATCTGGTCAGGAATGAATCGCGCCATAACCTTGCCGCAAGGCCCGTGGCGGTTTTTCTCCACCAGAATCTCAGCCTCTTCAGGATTAGCGTCGTCGTTGTAAACCGCATCGCGGTACAGAAACATCACCGCATCGGCCTCCTGCTCGATCTCGCCGGAATCACGCAGGTCTGCCATCAGCGGGCGCTTGTCGGAGCGTTGCTCACATTGGCGGGACAGCTGGGCCAGACAGATGACCGGCACATTCAGGGTCTTGGCCAGCGTCTTCAGTGACTGGATCATCTGCCCCACTTCGCGGACCCGTGAATCCATCGAATCATCGGGACTCAAGCGCGTCAGGTAATCCACCATCAGCAAATCCAGCCCGCCTGATAGCTGCCACGCTCTGGCTTGCATCGCAATATCGCCAGGGGTGCAAGCGGGCTTGTCAAAGACCTCAATCGGCAACTCGCTGTAGTGCATCGCGGTTTCGTTGAGTCGGGCAAAGTCCTGCTCGTCCAAGTCGCAAGATCGCAGCTTGGTTGAGGCGATGTTGCCGAACATCGAGACCATGCGCAGGCCAATCTGCACCGCAGGCATTTCCGCCGATGCGATGCCCACCCGTTTGCCATTGAGCGCAGCGGCTTTGGCCAAGCTGACCATGAACGCCGTTTTACCCATTGCTGGTCTGGCCCCGACCACAATCAAGTCCGACTTGTGGAACCCGCCCAGTAAGCGATCCAGCCCCGTGAGTCCCGAACTCACCCCAACCAGCCCGCCCGCCTGTTTGGCGTCAAAAGCCATTTGCAGGTAGTCCACCACCTCGGCCATCGTCTGTTTCGCCGTGTGGACGTAGGTCTTGCCGGATGACTCCAGGCTGGCCAGTCGGGTAATTAACCGGGCGCGGACGGTATCCGGGTTTTTGCCGGTTTCGAGGGTTTGCTGGGCCAGGCGCAACAGCTCTGCCATTTGCCGAGCGCGAGAGGCTGACTTCAACGTTTCGCAACGGTCTACCAGGCTCTCGGGACGGATCAGGCATTCTTTCCAGATTTCGGTGATGTCCCCGAGATTGGCATGACCGCCGATGCGTTCGGACACGCCGAACACGTCCACCGACTTGCCCTCGGCAATGATCGCCCGCATCGAAGCAAAGGCCTGACCGCAGAGCGGCACGGTGAAATCATCCACCGCAATCTCCAACCGAGCGATCATGTCCGGGTGCCGAAGCAAGCCGCCGATGACCTGATACTCGTTATCCGCCGCGCTCATTGGTACACCTGGCGAGCTTGTCGCCTGACGGGTTCGGCATAGCCACCCGACTGCACCTCATCCTCCCACCGCTTGCCGTTCAGCCAGGTTGCCGCGTGCGGAATGTAAGCGCCACCGTCCTTGGTCCATTTCGCGGATTTCTTGAACGCCTCAACGGCAGAGATGATCTTCGCCAGCAAAGCGTGATCGGGTTTGATTTTGTTGAACGATTTCTGCGCCTCAACTTTGGCCGACTTGTTCGGGTAGGTTTTCCAAAATTCCTCAAACCCACTCGCTGACCCCTTGGGGGGTAGGGGGGTGTTTGTATTAACTGGTTCTTGGTTATTGGTTATTGGTTGTTGGTTAGCATCGACTTTCGATGAAGAATCTTGCAAAGGCATTGCGTCCGCTATGCCATCGCATTGCGTTTGCATTGCGTCGGCATTGCGTCGGCTATTCGACCAGCGTGCGTTCGCATTTTCTCGCGCCTTTTCGCCCTTGGTCTGATAGGCTGAAATTTCGGCATCAATCCGCTTGTGATGCCACCCGTCAGCCTCTTTTTTGAAGAAAGTTTCCAGCAATAACTCAACCGTTTCAGCGTCAGAACCGAGCTTAAATGCCAGCTTTTTGACGGCATCCTCTATCGGCTGCTCGGTGTCGTAATAGGTCCAGATCAGACGCAAATACGTCATGCTCTGACTATCGGTCAGGTTCGCCGTGTCACGGATAAAATCGCCAATGTGATGTTGGTAGTAATGCATCAGGATTCACCCGCACCCACGCCGTCCAGAATGAACGCGGCCAAGTCTTTAGCTGTCTTGCGCGATAGCACCACCACGTCAGAACCGCCGCGCTTGTTGGTTTGCACCACCAGCACATTGCCGCAGGCATCGCGCTCACAGCGCACGTCATATTCAGCGAGCTGATGCAAGGTGATAGAATGATCACTAGTCATCGTTGATCTCCGTTCGATCAATGGTTGATAGATAGCCTCAACAGTTCGTGCTGTTGGGGCTTTCGCTTTTGTGGCTTTCGCCAAATTCATGGGCGATGCACCGCTGCCCGGTTTGGTCCTCTGCGAATCGGACCGCCCACCTCAATGCCGTAACCAAAAACACGCAGCCCAGGCTCGGCACAGATGAGGCTCACCGCGTTACGTTCGGATGACTTGACGATCCCTAGGCGGTCACAGATGTCGTTCACGTTCATGGCTGTCTTCCGCAAACTCACCACCTGGGCGCGAAGTTGAACGGGTAGCAACGAAACTCTTGCAGTGCGTCTCACGCCACCTCCGTCCAATACCAGCCATGCTTGATGGCGCTGATCGTGGACCGGCTGACTTCAAACTTCCTGGCAATCTCGGCACACGACAGATGCGGCAACAGACCGCGAATCAACCGCACGTCCTCATTCGTCAGCTTCGCCTTGTGGGACTTTTCCCCATAGGCGGGATACCAGTAGCGGATACGGCCCTGTCGGGTGCGAGAGGCGCGCAACGCCCGCATGCCCTCAGCCTTACACGGCTTACACCAGGCTTGCAGCGTGCCTTCTGGACGATCCCGGTTGATATGGAAATCGGACTCCGGTTTATCGGTCTTGCAGTGCGGGCAACGCTTCATGCCGACACCTTCACCGTGAGCGGAGCCGAACGGCCCGTCTCGGCCCAATAGTCGAACCGATAGCACTGGATCGGACACGCCGCGCAGCGTTCCGCCCGAAAGCAGCTTTCGCAGGGTGAGGGTGCGTCTTGGGGTTCTTGATCTTTCATGCGATCACCGAAAAAGTCCCGCCAGCTTTGCGCCAGCGGGTAATCGGGG